TACTCAACAAATGCTAAATTATTTGGAGATACGCTATATCTTATAGTATAAATACCATCAGGTAATGTACTTGTTGCACCTACTGGTAAACCTGGTGCACATAATTGAGCAGGTGTAAGTCTTATATCAAAGTTTGGTAAAAGACCTGTAGTAGGTGTATCAAAATAATTTGGTTGTGCAAAACCTGGAACCCACACATCTAAACGTGGGCAATCTACACTAAGACCCAATGCATAAATAGATTGGTCTCTAATGTTTAGTATATTTTCACATGATGTTTCAATCACATCTAATGCTAATTCGTGTCTTGTTGCCATAAGTCAAATAAGTAAGTTCTACAATAAGAATTTAGTAATAAAAAGTCACATAAACAAAAAAAGGGAGAACTAATGCTCTCCCTAATTTTTATAGTGTGTTAGATTATGCTAAAACTTCTAACTGAACGTTGTTACCAGAACTTAATAACAATGTGTTCAAGTATGTTTCAAAGACAGTGTCTTCAGCTTTAGCTACAACTTTGATCAAGTATTGATCATTGTCAAATAAACCAGATGGGTTAGATTTACGTGGTACACTATGTAAGATGTGATACACAACAAATTTAGCACCTTTTTCAAGTTCTGCTAAAGATGTATCACCTAAAACTTCACGTAAACGTACATCTTCTTTCCAGTCTTCTTGCATGTAACGTTTAGCTAAGATTAACTCTCTAACTAATGGCTCACGGAATCCTTTACCTTGGAATGTTTGTTGTGTTTCAGAAACAGCAAAACAAGATGCACTACAAGCTAATCCAGAATCATCAACAATAGATGCATAGATTTGAATTGGCTGTAATTCAACGTGATCTCTTGGAGAGAAAGAACAATCTAAGAATTCAGTTGCAGTATATGCTCCAATTAATTCTAAGTAAGAAACAACGTTTGCAATAGATGCACCTGTAACAGGAACGTATCCAGTAATAAGAGCACCAGTTGAATCGTAGTAATCACTGATAATGTTTTCATTGAAAACAGGAGTGATGATAGTTGTAGTAATATTTGCAGTAGCAGTTGTACTAGCTTCCCATGGAAGTTTAGCAGCAACTAACGCAACAGCACCAGCACCAGTAGCAGCAACATAAGTTGAAGCAACAAAAAGTGTAAGAGCAGTAGCAGACGCAATAGTTTGAGAACCAGTTGCACTGTATTTATCAACTCTAAATGTAGAACCTGTACCACCGTTACCAGTTAACAATTCAACAATTTTTGTTCCTGCAGAAACACCTGTTCCAGTAAGTACTTGACCTACAGAGAATACAGTATTAGTAGCAGTACCAACTGTAAAAGTAAATCCAGTAATGTTAGAAACAGTTGCAGATGAAGCAGTTGAAGGAGTAAAAGTTACTCTTTGACCAGCTTTGATACCTGTTCTGTCAGACATTGTTAATGCAGCAGCAGCAGTAGCTGTACCTGTAGCAACAGTAATCAATTTGTTCCAAACGATTGCTTTAACAAAATCTTGTACTAAAGGATAGTCATTGATTTGATCTTTCCATTGTAACAATACAATGTTAGCATCAACGTCAGGATTTCCAGTTGCACAACATCCAGTTGTAGCATCTAAAGTTCTGTACAAGTTATGTGTTAAGAAACGTAATGCAGGAGAACCTTTTACATCTAAACGCAATCTGTATGTTGTGTTACATTTTAATGCACATCCAGGATTGTTAACTTTGATAATGTTTTGTACTGGTAATGCAGGTAAAGTTTTGTAAAACTTACTTACATACTTAGGATTGATACCTTTTGATTTTACTGTTTCTTGATATCCACCATGTAAAGATGAACCAAGTTTATCAGATACTCTAAAAGAACCTTGTGCTAAATACACCATTGGTGTAGCAGCGTAAGTAGGTGTACCTGTTGTATTTAACAACAAATTTGTTTTTGCATCAACAACTCCAATTTGACCAGCTGTCAAATCTAAAGTGTTTAATGTACCATTACCTACACGGAATGGTGTTGTTGCTGCCGTAGCAACCAGCATCTTTTCAAATGCATGTGGAAAATAACTCATAAGATAAAAATTAAGGGTTAATAAAAAAAGTGTTTATTTTAAAAATAATAGTTTGTATTTGCTTGAGTTTAATGTGCTTTTTGCTGTATCTAAGTCATTGACTATCTCGCTGTAAGGCATCTTTGACTGTAGTTCACAAATTTCCATATCTAACTCTCTTAAATAAGATAACGCTTCCTCAACAGAATTCAAAACTTTTGGAGGATTTTCTTCGTAAACCAATAGTTTTTCTGCTCTTCCTTGAAAACTTTCTGCTAAATCATCAGCATGTCCAGGTAAAGCGTCATATAATTCATTCAATGCTTTATGTGCAGCATAAGCACCTTGACCAGAAACTCTTAAGTGAAGTTTGTGAAAAGATGTAGCAGCATTCATTAAACATGATACCACTTCAGCAACACATACCTCAAGTGGTTCATCTCTTTCTTCTCTTTCTACAGAACCTGCAGGTGAGAACGTTCTTCTTTTTAGTCTGTATTGACCACTGAAATCCATGTCCATAGTTAATCGTTTTCTTGTGCGTTACCTTTGTTTCTTTGATATTGATTAAAGAGTTCTAAATCACCTGCTATAATAGCAACAGTAGAATCTATGATTAACTCAGCAATATCATCTTTAAATTCACATGTTACATCTGGAGAAGGTGTACCGTCTGCAAGACTAGCACAACCTAAAAATGAAACATATCTTGGTTTTCTATAGTAATATAAAACTGGTGGTTCAATAGCAAACTTATTGTTTGTATAGATTCTAATTCTGTTACTTTGCAATGTAAAAAAAGTTTCACCCCATTCTATACTTGGACTTTTATGAACATCTTCTAAAAGATTATCTACATCAGCTACAGTAGCCTGGTAAACTATCATCCTTCTTGGAGGACAACAGTTTGACAAAGCTTTGACAGATATTCTTTTAAAATATAAATAATTTGCAGGTAATAACCCTGTTTCATAATAGGAGTCCATTGCCGTTATAGTCATAGTGTTAGGAACAATCAAAGGCTGAATGTCATCGATTTGCATCTTACTAGATTCATCAGAAGTAGTATGTCCAGCACCAACATGTATTTGACGCCTAACCCATTCCAATTGAGCTTTGTTAAACGCTTCTGCAATATGCCAACACTCAATGTTGTCATAATCTTGAGAAGCTAACTTGTTTAACCTTTCTCTTACCTTGATTTGTAACGTATTATTATCCATTAGCTATTCCAGTATTGTTCAGTTCCTTTTGTTACATCCATTAAAACATCCTCGTTCAATGGGTTTTTCAAATACTCAACTACATCAGATGAGTTTTTACCTAACATTGCAGAAGATTTCATATGGTAAATATAACCATCACCTCTTACAGCAATCAGTTTGTATAAGTTAGCATCTTTAACAATTGCTCTCAATTTCAATGTTTCCATATCTAAAGCAGCAATATCCAAGAATCTTTGTGCAGTTTTCTTTTTGTCTTTTTCAACTGTTTCACCATTGATGTATGCATCCATGTTACCATAAATAATATCTAATGGTGTAGATTTTTTGTATTGAGAAGAGTTTGCATCTATAACTTTAGCAACTAAGAATAACTTGTTAAAGTTTTTATCAAATAATTTTTGTAATTCAGCAGCTGCTTTGTTACGTAATTTTTTAACTTCAGTTTTGATAGAAGCAGTTTCTTCAAATTTATCTAAATAAAACTTAGCTCCTGTTCCTTGTCCACCATTAGCTCTTGCATCATTCAAAGATTTAAACACCAATGAAAAACCTCCTGCTTCTATAGCTTTTAATTTGATCAAATCATAAGGATCATTCACTGGATCTAAGAACACAGGTTCATTTCCAAATCTCATTACAATCTTGTCCCAGAACTCATCGTTTGATGGGTTTAAAAGTTTTACCTTATCCCAAAAGTTTTCATCATCAATCTTAACAACGTTTGATGCTAAGTCTCTTTCTAATGAAGCAACAATAGTTCTTATTTCTTTTATTGCAGCTTCTTTTTCCTCATCAGGTAAATTTTTTACTTCTGGAGCAAACTCATTTAAACCTGTTACATAGCGTTTGATACCATTGTATTCTAAACACATTAATGGTTCTTCATGAAAAACTGATTCAAATAAAACCATGTTATATTTTTCTAAACCCATGTTATCAATTTCATCATTGATAAAAGGTCTGATTGCTAATGCACTGTTCTTTTTAAAGGCTTGGTGCTTTTCAATAATTGTACTCATCTTTTTGTTTTTTTGTTGGTTTATGCAAATTTACAACATTAGTTTCACATTACTGCTACTTATCTTCTAAACCACTTAAAGGTTGTTGTTACTTAGAAGTACCAGGATTTTATCCCTGGCGATCTATTGCTAGATATGTTTGAGGTGTGGAGTTTAAGAAAAAAAGAAGAGGGGGTTGCCTCCCTCTTCATAATTCAGTTGTTAGAAAGAACCACCAGTGATAGGGTTTCTCATAACAATTTTAAGAACCTTAGTTGGATCTTTAACCCAGATAGCTGGCATAGTTTGAGACATCATTACACGGTATCCATTGAAGTTACCAGATGATGCAAAACCTTGAGAGCGACCCATGTAATCCATTGTTCCATTTTGGTAGAACCATTTCAATTCATTGTCCCATTTTAATTTCAACAAGTAAATGTTGTCATTAGTGTTATCAGTGATATCAAAAACGATGAAGTTGTAAGAAGACAATGGGAAACCATCTATGATTGGGTTTTCAATGTCATTTGTATGTACGTTGTCAAATGCAGAGTTCAACACAAATTTCACATTCGCTAAGAAAGGAATTGTGTAAGAAGTAAATGCAAATCCAAAGTTCAAATCCATTGCGTTGTTACCAGAGATAGCATTCATACCAGATTTGTCCATACTTGCGTATAACTGTGTTCCAGAACCTGCAGTGTTAAATGCTTCTTTTTTGATAGCCTCATTGATCATTTTCATACCAGCCATACCAGTTTGAACAATGATTTGACGAGATGGATCTGGACCTTTAAACTCAACTTTACCATTGTAGAAGTTGAAAATCTCAGAACGGAATAACTCCAAAGAGAAAGAAGATTTGTTGTAGATACGTTTGAAAGAGTTATCTAATTGACCCCATAAACCTACAGATAATCTCATATCATCTGGACCATCTTGTTTGATTCTACCACCTTGACCCCACATTAAGTAAGTCTCAATGTCATTTGCAATTTTTGATAAGTGAGCAGACTCTAACTTAGTTAAGAAAGAACGAGTTAAGTTACCATTGTCATATGCTTTTTTGATGTAATCTTTACCCATAGTTTTCACCATAGCATCGATGTTTGTCAAAGAAGGGTCAATGTTTTTATCAAATGATCTCCAGATCTCAGTTACAGGAACTGTACCATCTTGGTTAATACCACCTTTCAACATTAACTCAGCACGAGAAGAAACTGAATAGTGAACGTGAGCTTCAGCACCACCAACAAAGTTGTAGTACTCTCTAAAGCCATTTGTTAATTCACCGATGTCAGAGAATTTCTCTCCATATTCACCACGGGCAGAACCTTTTCTGAAGAACTTAGTCCCTGGTTTCAAATACTTAACTGCATCTAAATAAGCAGTGTTGTTGTTGTTCACTAACTGTACTGTATAGATGTAACCATCTCCAGAAGGAAGAATGTCATCAGCAGTAACGTACATCTCCAAACCTTTGTATTTGTCATAAGTAACGATGTCACCATGTCCAAACGCACGTTTGTTAACTTTGATTTTGAAAGTTGTACCATCTTGTCCTAACTTAGCGTTAGCAGGTTCAACGTTTTCAGTGATGTAAGGTAAATCTTGTACAATTGGTGTTTGCCATTTGTACTCTCCACGAGGAGTGTCTACCATAATTGTGTTTTTACCACCAAAAGAAGCCATTTGGTATAAAGGCATTTCTACTTTTTGTGTCATTGCCCACAAATCAACTGGTCCTAAATCCATAGGTTCAGCAGATTTTAGCATGTTCACCAAGTGGTAAGAATCCAAGTGAGAGCTAACTTTATAGTTCGTGTCTCTCAAGAACAATCCATTGTTCATTACAGGTGTACTCATGTTTAAAATTTAAGAGTTATTATTATATTTGTTTTTGTGTACTATGTTATCTTCTAGCAAAAATGTTAGAAGGCTTACTTATTTTTCTTTTTGGAGCTTTCTCATCATCATCATCAGTAAAGTTAGATGAAATCTTATGAGCTTGTTCCGTTTTAAGTTTTTTAACAGTGTCTTGAACTGCTTCATTTTTTGCTTGCTTTCTAATATGTTCCTTGTAATCTTCAGGATCAGAAAGTAACCAAAGTGTTTCTGATATCAAATCATATCTTGGTGCTTTTCCAAATTGATAATCTTCTAACAGTTTTCCTAATAAGTTTGTAGGAGTACCTTTTAAAGACTCATATTTAGCATTTGTCAATTCATCCCATAAGAACTTTTGACGTTTACCATCTATCTTGATACCATTTAATTCAGCTGGTTTTAAAGTGTTATATATGTTTTCCATATACTCATCTTTTTTTGCAGCTTGTTGTTTCTTGAAGTCTTCTTGCTGAGCAAGTTTTTGTTCAAGAATTTGTTCTTGCATGTTATCTAGTTTAGGTTTAAACTGATTAGCTCTTTTTGCAATTGTGCCATTTTCATACCACTCTTGTATTTGTTCTTCAATCAATTCTCTATCACCTTCACCAAATTGTGTTGCATATAAGTATTGTCTTACAATCAACTCTTGATCTCCTTCATCTGAAGGATTCAAATCTTTGTATTCTTGTACTTGAGCTAAACTTCTAAACAATCCTTTTAAATCTTTACCACCATCAGCAATATACTTTGCAGCTTTTTGCATTTCTTCTGGTAAAGCGTTGAAGAATTCTTTTGGAGTCTTTGCAGCTACATCATCTTTTAAAGCTTTAACATTTTCTTTCCAAAGTTCATCAATGTCTTTGTCTGATAATTTGCCTAAGTATTCATCAAGACTTTCTTTTGAGTCATCAAAGTCATCAAATGTAAACATTTCTTCTGACTCAATACGTTTTTTCAAAAACTCTACCAAGCCATTTTTATCTGTTCTTTTACGACCAGTTGACTTTTTTTGATCATCATCATCTGAACCTTTAGATAACTCTTCATCAAGTTCATTTAGAACATTGTCAGTATCTGCTTTGCTCCCTGGAGCTGGTTCATCGTCATCTTCATCTAAGAAAGCTAAATCTGCACTTGTTTGTTTATTAGTGAACAAGTTTGGTTTTGGTTCTTCATCAGATGTGACAACACTATCAGCACCTGGTAATGGAAGGAAATCATCAATGTTATCCAGTTCCATAGTTGCTTTGTTTTTGTCTTCTTCTAATTCCATTTTGTTTGTTGTTGGTTTGTGTTTGTCTTCATATATAAACTACAAAATAAACTTGAAAGGTTTATAAATGCAGAAACTATTTTACAAAAGAATCTGCATTATAACGCTATCGTTGTTTACTTGTCATATTTATTCTTATTTCTTGCTGCAACTTGCAATTGTTTGTTAGCAATTCTCTCTCTTGTTTGAAGTTCTCTTTCTTTTAACGCTCTATCTTTTTCAGTATTGATTTGTTGTCCTAAAGATTGTTCTCTTTTAAAAGCATGGTCTCTATCAGTTGCGTTCTTTTTATCTAAGTATTCAAGAGTGTCAATATAATCAGATTGTTGATTTTCATTTGTATCTGTTTGTCCTGTGTTAACAGCAGCACGAATTTCAGCAACTTGAACTTCAGTATCTCTATTCATTGCATTTTGCTCAGCTTCAAATTTAAGTTTAGCATCTTGTCTTTCAGTCTCAGCTTGTTGTTGCATTTTAACTTGTTCAGATTGAGCATCTGTTTGTTCACGTCTTATAGCATCAGTTTTCTGCTCCATTGATTTCATTACGTGAGTTATCTCAGCTAATGAATCTGCTTTCATTATGTTTCCTAGATCGTAGATAGATGCCCCAGCAGTGTTGTTAGATAAAGCAAGTTGTCTTATCTGATCCATTAACTGACGTTGATTTACTTTGGTAGAAATATATATGTTTAAATCTCTAGCCAAAAGATCTGTGCCATTCATCTCAAAGTTTACCTGTTCATCCATCGTTGTAGTATACTGCAATCTTAGACTAGGGGTAGTAGAGTTATAGAACTGAGCTAAGTCTGTTCTCATCTGATGGATTCTTGGCATTAAGTATTCAGAATGCTGTATGAAATACGTTTCTGTTTGACTGTAACTCATGTTAATTGCCTGCTCTACACCTGTTGCGGTTTCTTGTGCATTTGTTGCACCCATACGTTGAGGTGTAAGACCAATAGAATCAAAACATTGTTGTTTAAAGTAACCAGCTAACTGAATACGTGACATCAATCTTTCTGTTTGTTGCAAGTTCAATACTTGATAGTGATTAAAGTTTGTTGCACTTTCTGTGTTAGTGATAGTTGTATCAAGTGGTAACATTTGGAAATCCTTCATTGCAACGTATGCTTTCTGGAAATTGTTGTGTCCCCAATCTTCTCCCATTGAGTGTCTTGGTAAAGCATTCTGATCTAACATAATTACAGTACCTAATTCATCAATAAGAATATCAGCTATCTGGTTGTTAACCAGGTTGTAACCAATTTGGTAAGGTTTCATTCTATCAACCATTGATCTTGACTTACTGTTACGATCAGAAAAGATTGCTCCTTCTACAGGTAACTTACAGCCATATAATGTGAAGTCTCCTTTAAATTGAAACTTAACAGGTTTTGCGTTTAGATAAATAGGGTTCAAACCAAAGTTGTCTGCGTTACCATAAAAAGCTGGTCTATTAGGACCAATCTTAGTACCACCCCAAACTTCATTAATCCAGATCCAATCTATATGTTCACCAAATACAACTGTTTCACGTGTTTTGTTTTTTATAACAGACGTATCATAAATAGGTTTTTCAGTAACCTTGTATGATTCATCAACAATAGTATCTATCATTTCACCAGTCTCAAGAATTTTTGTTAAGTGACCTAACATTTTTTGAGATTTCCAATAAACAGTTGAGACACGCAATAAAGTTGTATCACCAAACTCTTGCATATCTTCAGATTCATGTAGTATTTCTGCAATAACATCATGACTAGTACCACCCATTCCCAAACCAAATGTATCATTGAAAGATAACATTTGTCTCATTCCTAGAGATGGTCCTTGTGTATTCCACTCATGTGATTTGGTTGCATCATAAAAAGAACCATCATTTTGTAAACCAGGTAAAATATAACCTGCAGATTTTACAGGATAGATTGCTTCTAAAGACCTTAACTGATCATCATCCATCATCCATCCATATTTATCTACAACGTCAGCTAACGTCATCATATCAATCTTACCAGCATAGTTTGATTGTGATACATAACGTGCATCAGGAGATTTGTGATAGAATGTTAACAAAGGATTCCATAATTCAATTTCATAGTCTGTTTCATTCATTTTAAAATGCCAAAACTCTCTATCAGTGATAAGCATATCTCTGAATGCCATGTTTTCCATTTCTTTCATTTGAAACTTCTCAACATCTACTTCATGTTGATGAGAAGCCCATTGTTCAACCATTGATCTATAATCTTTTTTAAAGAATTGTTCAATCTCTGGTAAAGTTTTAATACTCTCTGGAGACATCATTTGTTGTGCTTGTTGAGCACCTTCTTCAGATTCAGTATCAATACCCATTTCTTCAATCTTTTTTTGCATGAGCTGTTCTCCTCTTGCAACAAGATTTTGTTCAATCATCTTTCTTTTCTCATCAATCATTTCATTGTAAGAAAGATCATCAACTGCTCTGTATGTAATCTTGTCATTTCTTTTGGCAAACTCACCACATAACACGTTGATTACATTTGGTATAATTGGAAAGAATTTTAAATCAAATGCTGATTCATCTTCTTGTGTCAATATATCAATCATGTCTGCAACCTCATTATCTTCTTCAACAATGTAGTCTGTCTTATCAATAATACCATTTGCAAGTTTGTAATTTTTTAACAAACGTCTTGCATTGCGTCTTAATTGTTTAAGACCTTGCATTTCAAACCAATCAATATTCCAAGCTGCCCAGAGTTCATCTTTTTCTACCTTAGGTAAAAACTGAATAGGTTGTGTCAATGTACCCATTCTATGGTACTCAGACTTTGCCCCATTCTTTAACTGCATTGCATTATATACTTTCATATGTTTCTTTTTTATCTCATGTTTTTAAATGCACTTCTGTTTCTTTGTTGCCCACTGCCTAACTTTGAGTTACTATTAGTGGTTCCAATATGACGAAATGGATTCATGAATAAGTTACCATTTTTATTTGGTTTTTGCAAGTTAATACTTTCTTCTCGTTCAACACGTTTAGTATATCCTCTGTTTGATTCTTGAACCTTTGCAAAGGCAACCAAAGAACAAAATGCTACAAGTCTATCCACGTTAAGTCCATCTCTGTAGGCAAGCATTTCTTTTAGTAACATTATATCAGGTATTCTCTCAACACCGTGTCTTACTTTTGTAATAGTTCCATCTGGAGTACTCTCAGTATCAATCTCTTCTACAATAAACTGTACACCATATGATATTAAGTTTCCCTTAAACAATGTTCCTGTATTCTTCCAACCATATTCTTGAAAAACATTTGCGTTACTTTGTAGTTCTTTTAAGAACAGAATTTGCGTTTTAGGTACAAGGTACTTTTGCTTTCTTCTTTGAATCATGTGTTGGATAAACAAACTAACGTTGTTCTCAACAATAGTCCAAGCGTTGTATGCTTCAATGATCATTTCCAAACGCTCATGCGTTTTTGTTAAATCGTCAAACCTACCACACCATGCTGCAACTAAACCATCGCGTTCAATATGTTGTTCAATTGAACCATCTTCTTTATGTCTTGTTACCTCTTGAGAAGTCTTATACACAAATATACTACACAAAGAATCTGATGTTGTTGTTTTTCCTTCTGCTACAGGGTCAATAGAGGCGTAATACATGCCGTGTGTTGGATTTGCATGTGGTCTTTCATAAATTACTACCACTCCTTCTTTTTCCTTCGTCTTAGGGGATATTGGAAATTCAGATATAGGAATTCTTGATGAAGGTTTAAACTCAATTTTACCTTCAGCATTTCTTTCTAGTTCAACAAACTCTCTAAAGTATTCTTTATCTTCAATTCTTCGTATCTGTTGTGTGACAAGATATGCTGGAAACTTAGAATCTTTTCTTGAAGCAAATGCTTCTTCTATGTTAGTTGGCTTTTGTGAAATACGTAGTTGATAATCCTCTGGGTCAAGAGATTTTTTCCAAAGTTCTCTTTCTTCAAAGATCATCTTTAAAGCTTCTTCTACTAATGAATTTCCAAAATCATCTATGCAAGGTTGCATTGACCATTGTTCTGGAATAAATAAACCACACTCAGCATGTTCTCCTTCAGCATTTAGCAACTTTGTTGGCACAGCCAACACATCTTTACTGTCAGGATTAAGAACCATTTTCTTTAATGGATCACATTGTTCTAAGTTACCCACTGATCCAGCAACAACAAACATACCTGTATAAATCATACCTGATTTCATAGCAGGTAATAAGTACTCTACTGTTTCATTCATCTTTGGAGCAATCCCTGCTTCCTCATGAAAGAAGAATGTACATGGACCCCCTACACCATTCGTTGGATCTTTTTCTAATACAAGACCCATGATGGTAGACTTTAAACCTTTATCACGTTTTCTACCTCCTTCATTTACTTCAATCTTTTGTTCCCAGTTTAAAACTTTATCAGGATTAGATGGTCTATACCAAGCAGTGTTAACATTGAGGAAGTTACGATACTCCTCAAGGAACCGCCAGGTTCCTTTTTCGCCTATGTAATCCTTTAAAGAACCTGCTATCTTATTAACGGATCCTTCATCAAACCAGTAGTTTCCTATGAGGATAGCTCCATGAAAGTATGACGAAGCAATCTGTCTTTTCTTTAATATTGCAGCATGTTTAAAACTATACTTTGCAAGTTCCTCATATAAAGACATATGATATTGAGCATCACGGATATCTACAAAGCCAAATTTGCTTATCTCTTTGTTATAGATTGGTAAGAAATTTAACCACATGTAGTAATACCGTGTCAAAAACCACGTCTTACCATTGTATTTAAAGATGGCACCTTTGGTGCATTTTTCCTTTTGATCATCCCAATACTTGATATAATCTTTAGATCTAAATGGTGCTACACAATACACTTTGTTCTTTGTAAACAACTTTGATTGCTCATTGAACATCAAAGAACAGTCGTCAAATTCATACTCTCCTGGTTCTTTAAAACAGGACCATAAGAAAGCCACGTACTCTTCTCTTGTTTCAAATTCTGTTGTAGACCACGCACCTAAGTTATGATCATATGTTGGGATTGTTAAGAACATACTTCATCAATTATTAGTTGAATACTTGTTGTAGCCGTTATAGGAAACTTCCATATAATATCCAGAACTACATACTTCTTATCATTGTAGTCAATTAAATCTTTTCTGTTTGGCACATAAGGACTACGCATGTAAGCAATAGTTCCATCACTAATGTGTACAAATTCTAGTTGTATAGTGTTCATATAAATTTTCTTTTTGAATGACGTACATGCCTATGTGGTTGCACAACTCTTGATGCTTTCTTTCTTGATTTGTTCATTTTGTCCTTCATAATAATGTCCTGCTTCCTAACAATTTTAGTTCTATTTGCCATGTCAGCATTGTGGGTTCTACCAACATTATAGTTAAGTCCACGTGCACACGATAAAATACTGAGTATCAGAAAGGTATAAAATAGTTTCATTTTATTGATCATATGCTAAGTTTTGACCACCTCTTACAGTAGACTTTTGTTCCTCCATTAAATCCTTATATGCTCCTCTAAAAGACATTCTAATTCCTTCAAAGTTTTTAGCAGCATTAACAATAGCAGTAATATTTCCATCTCTACCATCTGTAATGTTTGTCTTCTCCATATAAGATGCTAATTTATCTAGTACACCTTTTATTCCCATGTACGCTCTGTAAGTTGGCGTTTGATATAATGTTGCACTGAGCGTAACAGCATTGATAATGTCATCATCTTCCACAGAAAAGGAAGCATTAATTTGCGTAAGGATGGATTCTTCTCTGTCATGTTCTTTGATATCAAAAAATGGATTAAGTTCTGGGTTTGGACAAGTCATGTAAAATACATATAAAAAAATATCCATGTAGTTCTCAGGATACTTGTCAATAATCACCTTTAAATGTTTAAGGGTATAGCAGTGCTCAGTTGGCACCACTACCCCATTGTTTAAGTCAAATAATTTTATCATAATTCTGCTTCTTTTTCTTCAATCCCATTCAATAACATATGGAACTTATGTACAGTCATGTTTACACACATGTCAATGCCTGATTCAGTTTGAACATACGTGTAAGGTTCAATATTATTATCAATGTCCACAGATGATCTGTAGTGTAATACATCTTCTTTTACAAAATAACCTTGAACAAACGCTAAGTCTCCTTCTCTTTTACCAGTAATATGAGTTTGTGACATGTTCTCTAAAACAAACTCTGCTTTTAAAAATGTTTTTGTGTCTTTCATGATCATTTCTTTTTAATTGTGTCTTTATTTTCTTTATACCATGCCATTATATTATGAACTTCCTCTTTAAGATAAGGTAGTTCATAAGCAACTATCTCTTTGATGATAGGATTTCCTTGCTCATCTAATTTAGTTATAGGATAACCATAATCATCTTCTCCAGTGTTTTCAAATGTAATATGATGTATGATAACATTACCAGCAACTAAGTTTGGATTATGTTTCAAGATCATGTACATATAAATTGACAACTGCAAGTTATAATGGTTTAAGTTACAGTCATCTAAATGTGAAACAGGACCTGTCATTTTCTTTGACAATCCTTCCCAGTTTACATAAGATTCAGTTTCAATTTTCTTATTTGTCTTATAATCAAGTATATGCACTTGACCATTAGCAACCTCAACTAAATCTGACTGTCCACAGATACCAGCAGATTTTAAATATACCATATGCTCAGGATAAATCCCTTCGCTTAACATTTGCTTAGACGCAATCTTTCTATCAAAGGCGTCAGTCATAGGTCTTATAACTGGTAATCTTTTATCATAGCGTTCTATTGTTTCACAATCAAGTATATCTTTCTCACGTTGATCGTGATACCAGTTACCTAAAGAACATGCTCTATCAGATTCTTTTTTCCAAATGTTTTGTATTTCTTCACTAGTAAGCCCATGCCATTTGCTTTTTTTGTTCTTAGAAGATTTACCTGCAATTGTCTTTGCATCAAATGGTTGTTTAAGTGCACCAAGTAAAGTAGTGACACTCAACCATTTAGTCTCATCAGCAACATCCAATGATGTATATGTGTGAGTAATCGGTTCAAATGCTATTGCCATAATTATTTGTTTTTAAGATTTTTATTTAGAAGGTCTTCTTCTTTCTGAGTCATTTCTGCTTTCCAAAACCCACGTGAACATTCTGAAGATAAACTTCTCAATTTAAGTTTTAGGGAACATCCACAATCACCACAACATGGACCAGTTCCAGGAATAGCACACTTATTACCAAGAGCATCAAGATGTGTGCAGACATTACAAACAGCTTGACGTTGTTTCATTATGTCTTCTACATGTTCAGTTTTGAAAATGTTATTCATTACTCCTTCAAGAATCTTACCCTTCTCTTTCCAGATCTGTATTGGATTTATCATATTTGTTGGTTTTAAATTGTTCCTTAGCTTCTTGTGTTTCTTTTTTCCTTTCAAACTGTTCCTCAAATTTACTCAATAATATCTCATAATTTTCTAAATCTTTCTTATAAGTTTTTCTATTTGAGAAAGCTGCCATAGAAGTATCTTCTTCAGTTTTCTTTAAGTATCCTTTAAGTCTTTCTGATTTGTTAATCATACGTTGTTTAACAACAGAAAACGTACCCAAATTGGGAACATTCACAGAAAGATGTTGAGCAGAACTTAACTTCTTTTGCACAGACTTATAATAAAAAGAAATAACATCCTCAACTATATGTAGTGGGATATTAACTTCCTCAGAAGTCTGTTGTGCTATAACCTTTTTCTTAATTGGATTCAACTGTTAAAAATTTATAGTCTAATAAAACATTTCCTTTACTTTGAATGACAACTCCTGCAATAAGTATGGTTTTCTTATCTAATGACTTAGATATGATACCACGTTTCTCTAACTTAGACATTCTGTTTCTTACATTTTGAGCTCTAGTAGAGAACTCTTCTGGCTCAATGTTGGGATGAAGTTTTTTTGCAGCTGCATTACAGAACTTACTTAACTCCATTGGACCCCAGGTTCCTAACAATGTCAATAGTTCTATATCTGAAGGAATCAGATTCTCCTTTTTAAAGAAGATTAACTCAGTGATAATCTGATACTTAACTAGATCATGTTTACTAAGTCTGTACTTTTTTTCTATTTTGTTTACTTCCATTACTCATATTGTTGGTTTAATGTGGCGTCCTTTAAGCTTGGGCTGACCATGTATCCTTTACAGTTTATAGACACTTTGAAAGATGCAAGGTTAAAAAGGACATTTGAGGCTGTGGTGGGATTTGAACCCACGATCTCTGAGGTGCACTTCTCAGCGAGATAACCAGACTTCTCTACACAGCTGGTGATGTTAGGCAGTAGTTAACGCCTGCATTTTCTTATACATCTTCTTTGCGTGTTTTAATTCTTCACGCTCTTCATCAGTTTTTACAAATGCTTTTCTGTCAATATCAACCTTGTTCAAGTTGATCTCTCTTTGGATAACATATTGATGCACCCTAACAGCATTGTTAATAGGGTTGTTATCTTTTTTCTTGTCAATTGTTGTGTTCATCTTTATTTACTTAAAGTTAAAACTTTTACTACCATCATTTGTGCTTTCAAGATGTCACCTAATGCAACGTCAGTTAACATGCGTTCCATAGGATTTACTTCTTTTCCATCAAAACTGTCAATCAACAAATCTGTTGCTGCTGCAAATAAACGTTTTGCTTCTGTCACCTTGACATCAGCTGATGGGTTAAAACTAACTCCTACTAATTGTTCACCAAATGTAGGTTCTACTTGTGTTGTTGCTTCTGGACTCATAGTTATATTAACAAAGATGATTTACTTGGTGTTTCTTCTGGTGCATGTTTCCATCTAAAAGCGATGTCATGTTCACCTACCATGATTTTAAGTTTGCCATCCATATCTACTCCTTCAGCATGTTGTAATACATGACCAGGAACAAAGATGTACTCACCTACTTTCCATTCTTCTACAGCGTCACCTACTGCGTAGATTTGCAATTTGTTCCATTTTTTTGCAAACTCTTCATCAAGTTTTGCTGCAGTTTCTGGTGTCAACTCAATTGCTGACTTTGGTCTTTCAGGTTTGTTAAGAAGAACGCGTCTTCCTCCTAACTTGTCAAATGGGTAATCCATAGTTGGGTGTTCCATAATTTATTGTTTTTTTAAGTTTCTAATTGGTGCTGATTCTTTTTCATCTGGTACTTGGTACTTTGCAGGATTCTGCATCATATCTAAACCAATCATTGCTTCATAACGTTCAGCATCATTAACTGCAATGTCTCTTTGATGTTTTGAAAGTGTAGCTCGTAGTTCAGCAAGTTGAATTTGCTCTGTATACCACGTTACCATCTCCTCTCTAGAAGGTTGTTTTCCTTCAATTGGTTCTTTTGTTTCTTCTATTGTCATGTCTTTTGGTTTTTATACTACAAATATACTCAAAAAGTTTAAACACCAAACGTTTATTTTATATCTTTGTAAAAAATCTTTAGAAAATATGAAATACAAAACGTTTAGAGACCTTATAAAAAACTATAAAACCATACAAGATAACCTATCTCAACTGTATGCAATTGGTTTTGATCTTATGGAAGGACAGTTCAATATGTCTGACCCTTCATACAATCTTCTAAAACTTTCTCTAGAAAGTCATTATAGTAAGGAAGGTGTTGAGTGGGTAGATTGGTTCATCTTTGAAGCAGACTATGGTAAGAAAGACTTTAGTACGATACCAACCTTTGTCAGAAATGAAGATGGTACAACAACTCTTATAGAAGTTCCTGATACTTACGGGGCACATGATGAGAAAGGTGATCCCATTTGCTATAGCTACAAATCCTTATATAAACACTTATTACAAAATCACACCCTATGAAAGAGAAAACAAAATCTAAAAAACCTACCCTTATAACTAAGCAAGCTTTAATGGATGTAATCAAAGCAACATACCTTAATGATGATGGAGAACTTAAAACATTAGAGGAGCATAGTAAGTTTTTTGAAAAGGCAAAAGCAAAATTACAACCAATGTTTCTTATAACAAGAATCAATGATGGTTTAGAGATAAAATGTTTCAGAATTGAATGGGTAGAATTTTCCCCAGAAACTGGAAGGGCAACTGCGGTCCATCCTCATATTGCAGTAGGAAGATCACTAATAGCAGATAGACTAGGATCAATACATACATGGATGACTACTGAAGTGACAAAGGTGATAACTGTTGCTCCAAACTCAATCCACTTTCTCACAAAAAATTCTGAATATAAAATCACCAAGCTATAACAACTCTACTATTCCTGCTTTCTACAACGACCCCTGGTGTTTCTACTGGGGGTTTTTTTGTGTGCCTAGTTTTTTGGTGGTGGTAATTCACTGAGGAAGAGTATATGGATATCACCTATCGCAAGGGTCCCCCTTGCTTTTCTAAAACCTTCCTACCCCCCATGATATTCAGGACAATACTGCTGTAATATACTGTTAAAATAAACACAGTTACACAACAAGTATTGTTCTATGTAGGTAACGTTG